AGTAATTTAGAGAAAGATAAATTAAAAAGGTATGATTTTAAGCAATTATGGTATGATATATGGTTCAATAATAATAATAAAGATTATGATATTTGTTTAAATAAATATAAAACTGTAAATATAACAGATTATTTAAATAATTCATCTAAAAAATATCAATATAATGAATGGGAAATACCAAAAGGAAGAAGAACTTCAAATGAAACAAATAAAGATTGCGCCATGAGAGAGTTTGAAGAAGAAACAAATATAAATAAATCTGAATATGAATTATATGATAATATATTACCATTAGAAGAAGAATATACGGGATCAAACACTGTAAAATATAAAAATGTCTATTATATTGGTAAAATAAAGGATAATAATAAAATATTAAGCATTAACCCTGATAATCCGGATCAAATATCAGAAATTAAAACGATTAATTGGTTCATAAAAGAAAATTGTATTAAAAATATTAGAGAATATAGTGATTATAAATTAAAAATAATTGAACAGATATTTAAATTTATTCATAGTGATAAAAAAAATATAATTTTATAATATATATATATTATGGAAGATTTAGTAAAAATACTAGATTTAAATAAGTTTCAGTTGAGAAAAGATAAATTTAAACAAGGTGAAGAAAATGATTGCGAAAAATCTAGATCTTGGGAAGAATTAGATAAAATAAAAAATCCCAAGAAATATATTTCAAAATTAAATGAAATTAAAACAAATCCAAGATACGAATCATTTATTCAATTATATTTTCATGCGGGTGATAAATATCAATTTCAAAAATATGGATACTTAAAATCTAGATTATTATCATATCCACGGGTGTCCAAAACTATTGAAGGTTTTGAAATATATAATGGTTATAATTTAAATACAACTTATGATACATTTTTATATTTATTTGAAAAATTAAAAAAAGGGATATATGTATCAATTAAAGATAATAAATTAGTTGTATTTTTACCATTTAGTAATATAGGATATAAAAATAATTGGTCTGAAATATTAGAAAAGTTAAATCCTAAATTGATGGGATGGCTAAAATCAAGGAAATATAATGTTAAAGATCCTGGACATTGGTATGCTAATAATTGCATATTAAATACTAATAAATATGATTTTTCATCTGATAGAAAAGACTATTTACAAGAAGGTGATAAAACAGAAGTTCCTTTTAAATATTTTTTAACATATTTTCTAGAAGATATGGAGAAAAAAGGTAAGAAAATAAATGATGTAGATTTTTTCTTTTCTCCAAGGGATTTCCCCGTATTTAGAAAGAATAATTTAGAACCATATGTAAATATATTAGGTGATAAAAAATTAGAACCTGAATATATTCATGATACTTATACTCCTATATTATCACAATGTGGAAAAGGTGATTTTTATGATATTCCAATTCCAACAGAAGATGATATGATGAGAATTACTAATGATATTTACCCGGATACATGTAAAAACAATTATAATAAAAAAATAAATTTTGAAATGGATTTTTCTAAGAAAAAACCTGTATGTGTATTTAGGGGTTCAGCAACTGGTTGCGGTATATCAGTTAATACTAATATGAGATTAAAAGCTGCATATTTATCAGAACTATTAAAAAAAAAGGATATTTTAGATGTAAAGTTAACAGGACTAAATAAAAAACCCAAAATCGATGAATCATTAAATTCGTTTGGAACTATCAGATTAAATGATAAAGGTGAGTTTATTCATAAGGGTGAAAGAATTAAAATAGGTAAACAGAATTTTATGAATTTAGAGAAACAATCTGAACATAAATATATATTAAATATAGATGGTCATGTAAAAGCATTTAGATTAGGTAATGAATTGAGAATGGGTTCAGTGGTATTATTAGTAGATTCACCTTATACTTTATGGTTTCAAGATAAATTAATACCTTATGAACATTATGTTCCCGTAAAAGATGATTTAAGTGATTTAGAAAAACAAATTAACTGGTGTATTAAGAATGATGATAAGTGTACTAACATAGCAAAGAATGGTTTAGATTTTTATAATACATATTTATCAAAAGAAGGAACATATAAATATTTTTATGATTTATTAACAAATTTAAGTAAAATACGAAAAGAACCCCTCGTAAAAAAAGTAAATGATAATAAATTAAATATTGTTGTTGCTTACAGAGATCCAGGTGATAATTCAAGAGAATTACAACTTAATTTATTTAAAGAACAAATAAAATTAATATTTGATGGAAAAATAGATTATCATATTTATATAATAGAACAAGAATCAGATAGAGAAAATTATGATGAATTACCAGAAGATTTTAAGCAAGTTGGATCAAAAATGGCAAAATTTAATCTAGGTATGTTAAAAAATATAGGTTATCATTTAGCTAATATTAATAATGAAGGAGTAAAAGATGCATATTATATTTTATCAGACGTAGATTTATTACCAAGTAATGAATTATTAAAAGATTATTTAAGATATCCAACAAATCCTATACATTTAGGAAATAAAGGGACCAGGTATAATTTAGATAGAAATGATGCAGAATTTTTAGGAGGAGTATTATCAGTAAATTCAAAAGATTTTGAACAATGTAATGGTTATCCTAATAATTTTTGGGGATGGGGTGGTGAAGATAATTCTTTATTATACAGGTTTAAACAGAATAAAATTAAAATAGATATACCGGAAGGTTCAGTTATCGATTTAGAAGAAATGAATATGAATGAAAAAATGAGTGATCTGAGACAAAGACAAAATAAAGAAAAAAAAAAATGGGAAAAACTTGATGACGATAAAGAATCAAACAATTGGAAGAAAAATGGTTTAAATTCTTTAAGTGATCAATACAGTATTATAAGTAAAGAACAAACCGCGGGTGTAAAAAATGTAACACATTATATAGTTTATCTTAAAGTAGGTGATGAAGAATTACCAGAAGGAAAACATGATAAGGTATCCGAAGATGTATCAGATAAAGTATTAGAAGATTATTCTTTATTATCAACAAATGATTTATATAAAAAATATAATGAATGTCAAGTTAATATTAATTCAGATATAAATATACTTAAAAATGAATCAGATAAAAAATTAATAAAACGAACATTAGATGATAGAGATTTAAATGATGAACAAATAGGTATATTAAAAGATCGTGATTATTTAACATATCCTGATCATAATGATCCAAATTTTGTAAACAAAATTTCAGAGAAAGCAGAATTTTATGTAAATAAAATAAATTTTAATAAAGAAAATTTATGCGGGAATAAAGAGTTTGAATTAGCAAATCATCAGAGATTATTAAAAAATTTTGTAAATAATAACACCCCATATAAAAGTTTATTATTATTTCATGGAGTAGGTGTAGGAAAAACGTGCACTGGAGTAACTATAAGTGAATCATTCCGAGATATTTATACCGAAAAAAATAAGAAAATTATAATAGTTAGGAAAGGTGGTTTAAGTCAAGGATGGCAAGATACTATTTTTGATCCATCACCTGATAAATTAAATAATCAATGTTCTGGTAATAATTTCTTAAATATCGCACAAGAAACAGATTTATTTGATAAACAAGGTGATTCATTAAAAAGGGCTACGAAGAAATTAATAAAAAAATATTATGAGTTTTATCAATATGGTACTTTTTCAAGTAAAATAAAAGATTTACTCGGTAAAACCAAAGATGAAAATATTATTAAAACTAAAATAAAAGAATATTTTTCAAATAGATTATTAATAGTTGATGAATATCATAATTTAAGAGAAGAAACAGAATCATTAAATGACGAAAGTAATAAAGAAGAACGGACTGCTTTGAAAAATCTAAAAAAGGTTATATTATATTCAGATAATTTACGAATTATATTTTTAACAGCTACTCCCATGTTTAATAATGCCAAAGAGATATTTCAATTATTGAATTTAATGTTATTAAATGATAACAGACCTTTAATAAATGAAAAAGAATGCATTGATAGTAAAAGGAATATTAATGAAAACGGTATAAAACAAATTAATAAAAAAAGTCGTGGATATATATCATATTTAAGAGGAGAAAACCCTATAAATTTTCCCATAAGGCTATATCCAAATGATAACAAAGATGAATTAACAATATTACCAAATAATGCACCTGATACAGATATGTTCGATAAAAAAATCAAAAAAAAAATCAGATTTTTGATTACTTATAAAGATAATTTAAAAGGATATCAAAAAGAAATTTATATAAAATATTTAAATAAATTGAAAAAAGAAAAAGAAGATAAAGAAGAAATTAAAATTGGAATTAATAAACAATTACCACAAATATGTAATATAGTATATCCTTCTGACGATGATAAAGATTATGGCATAAGTGGTTTCGATGNTACATTTGGGAAATCNGGAAAAAAATATAAATATAAAGGTAAACAAATTTTAAAATATGAAGTAATAGATAATTATTCAATTAAATTTAAAAATATATTAAATAATATTTTATCATCAGAAGGAATCATATTTATTTATACTGATTATAATAAATCAGGTACAATACCCATTGGTATGGCACTAGAACATTTAGGATTTAATAAATATAATAATAAAAATTTATTACATAGTGGTGATATAGATGAACCATTACATTATGATATGAAAAAACATATGAGTGATTTTTCTGACAGAAAAGATTTTAAACAAGCAAATTATATTATATTAAGTGGTGATGATAGCATATCAGGTGATAATGATCGCGAACTAAAAATTCTACAATCGCCTGAAAATAAAAATGGTGAATTAATTAAAGTTATCATTGGATCTTCTATAACAGGTGAAGGTATGGATTTTAAAAATATTAGAGAAATTCATGTAATGGAACCATGGTATCATTTAAATAAATTAGAGCAAATTATTGGCAGGGGTATAAGGTTTTGTTCACACAGTGGTCTAAAAACAGAAAAAAGAAATGTTACTGTATATTTACATACGGCAATATGTGATGGAAATGAAACAATAGATCATTATAATTATAGAAGAGGTGAACGAAAATCTCTTGAAATAGGTGATGTTGAATCAATATTAAAGCAAAACGCATTAGATTGTTATTTATTTAAAGATGGAAATACAATAAAAAGTAAAGATGTATTACCTATTAATATAATTACATCAAAGAAAAAGAAAAAAAGGGTAACTATATTTGATAAACCTTATACAAAAATATGTTCTTTCTCTGATAAATGCGATTATAATTGTTTAAATATAGATAAGATATTATTAGATAATCTGGATGAAAATAATTTAAATTATGATACATTTAATGTAAATAATTTTACAGATATTACTAAAAATATTACAAAATATATTAATGAATTATTTCAAAAAAATAATTATTTTTCATTAGATGATATAGTTGAACATATTCAATATCATAAAAAAATAAATAAATATATTATTTATAATTCAATAAAAGATATAATTGATAATAAAAATACTATATATAATAAAAATAAAAATAAAGGATATATTATTTGTCGTAATGATACATATATATTTCAACCATTATTAAATAATGATGAAAGTATTCCATTATATTATAGAAATCCTATATCAAATAATATTAATAAAATAAATATAGAAGATATACATATAACTAAATTTATTCCGAAATCTATATCAGTAATTAAAGATAAATCTGTATCACCTGGGAAATCAGAATCACATATTGATACTATTAGAGATAAAATAAAAAAAGAACATGACAACAATATTAGTAAAGATATATTAATGCATTATATAAATAAAATAAGTGGTTTACATAAAATAGTATTGTGTGAATATTTATTAGATAGATTATCATATAAAGAACGTAAAGAATATATTAAATATTTAATATTAAATATAAAGAAAAATACAGTAAAAGATAATAAAAAATTAGAATTAAATGAAATTGATAATATAGCATATAGATATTTTTCATATTGTTTTATTTATAGTGAAGGAATTAAAGATGTAATATTTAAATTAGATGGAGAACCAAATGGTTTCTTTATAGTAAATAATGATAATATGAAAGATAAAGGATTGAGTGGTTTAAAAAATAATATTGAATTTTATGTTAAAAATGATCAACAATTTGATATACAGTCTGGTATAAGTTTTAAGCCAAAAGATTATTTAGATAATATTCATTTAAATACAATTAATCCATGGGCTTATACATTTATAGATAATAGTGTTAAGAAAACTAATATATTTTTAAAAATTGTTGATAATAAATTACCAGGATGGACTCCCAATAAGAAAAATAAAGGACAATTAATTGATAAAATTATACCATATATTAAGAAGTTTGATAAAAAATTAGAAATAAATTTAGATAAATTAAATAATATGTATGATAAACAATATAAATTTTCAGAATCAAAAATATCTTTCTTCATAGAAATTTTATTCAGATTACAAGATAAAATTAATTTAAATAAAAGTATAAGATATTTCTTAAATTATGATATATTATATTTTAAATTTGATTAATAATTAAAAATATATAATTATAATATATATTATGATTATAACTGAACAATTATTTGAAGATAGAATTAGTTTATTATCAACTGAATTAAATAAAGATATTGATAATATTATATTATTAAAATTGCAAAAGTTATATGGTGATTTATGTAAAGATAATTATTTTATATTTAAAAATAGTATTAATATTTTGAACAGAAGTATTGGTAATATTGAATCATATAATAATGAAAATTATATTAAATATAATATTAAATATAAATGTGATATTATATCTTTAAACAAAGGTGACAATATAGAATGTTTCGTTAGCAATATTAATAAAATGGGTATAATTGCTTACATTAAAATAGATGAAAAATATAAATTAAATGATGACGATGATTTTAAAATTAGTCCTTTAATAATTATCATACCAAATGATATGATAAATGAATCACATATTAATTTTAATGATATTAATATTAAACAACTATTAAAAATTGAAGTATTAGATCTAAGAATTAAATATAGAAATAATAAAATTCAAGTCGTAGGTAAAATAATACAATAAATTTTAATTATATAAGTATGGATATATCAGATAAAAAAGTATTTATTTATAAAAATATAGATAATATTAAATATCATAATGAATTAATAAGCTATATTAAAGATAATGATATTAAATATACAGAAAATAATAATGGTTTTTTTATTAATATAAGTTTAATAGACAAACACATTAATAATTTATATAATATTTTGAAATATATATTATCAAATAATATAGAAAATGAAGAATATGATTTTTTAAAAAATGATATATTATCTAGTAATTTTACTAATAATACTAATACTAATACTAATACTAATACTAATACTAATACTAATACTAATACTAATACTAATACTAATACTACTAATAAGTACAATATTTTATTGAATAATTTTAATAAAGATGAACAATCTATTATAATTGAATCAAAACAAATTTGATATTAAAGATATAATTATTATTATATAATAAAATGGATATTTTTGACGAGATAAAAAAAAAAACTAATAATTATTCTAGTAAAATTGAAATTAATAATTTTACTCAATCAGAATCTTGGCAAAATGAAACTAAATCAATTCCTGTAAATAAATCAATTCCTGTAAATAAATCAATTCCTGTAAATAAATCAATTCCCGTAAATAAATCAATTCCCGTAAATAAATCAATTCCCGTAAATAAATCAATTCCCGTAAATAAAAAATATACATCAATTTACGAATTAATCTTATCAATTAAAGATGCACAATATAATATATTAGAAGAAAATGAAATACAATTATTCGTTAAAGAACATAAATTTAATTTATGTTCTTTAATTGATAATGAATATGGGAATTATAATTTTAATAAGAGAATATTATCTAAACCTTTGATATGTAGCAATTTACAGAAAGTTAAAGATAATTATTTATCAATGATATTATTTTACAATGAATATTTTAAAATTAATATAATAATTTATAATAAAAGTTTAAATAAAATCTATAAAACAGGTCTCAAAAATTATGATAATGTTTATATTTCATATGTAAATAAATCATGGATATTAAATGAAAATATTGATAATAATATATATTCTGATATAAATGAATTAAATACTATCATAGAAAAGGATGTTAAATCTAATTTTATATATAATCAGTATTTAAAAGCCATATCTAATTATAAAATTAATGAATTAACTGAAATAGCGACAGAATTTAATATTGATTTAAAAAAAAATGGAAAAAAGAAAACTAAGAAAGAATTATACGAAGAAATTAATTTAATTAAATTATAGTTAATTTATCTTAATAATATAATATTTTTTTGTAAATTTGATTATTTAAAATAATAATATAATAATAATATATATAATGGAAATCTTAAAAAATGAAGAAGATATCCGTAATCACATTGGTGAATCTATTAAGAATAATAACCTAGAATTAGAGGTTATATTCGGTTATGATGATGCAAATAATCCTATTAATAAAACAATGTTTTCAAAATTATTAGAAAGTTTTAAAGATAAATTTAATTTAACATATGAATCAATTAATTTAGATATAAGGCATAAAATTCAAAATAAACCATCATATACAAGATGTAGTATATTAGATTTAGAATCAATTAAAAAATATTGCATTACAAATTCTTTAAAAAATATAGATAATATTAAATTTATAAGAAAATCATTATTTAAAAATGATATTATACCTTTATCTACTATACAGAATCGCGATTATAATTATAGAATAACATTAAAATCAGAAGACGATTTAGAATATAATGCAAAACAAATAGAAGAATTTAATAAATCATTAGAAACATCTGATAAACATTACAGATATAAAAAAAGATATAGTTTTAATACACCTGATCAATTATTTAGAATTGATTTATCAGTAGTAAAAACCACATATTTTAATAAAAAAAATAAAAGATATATGTGGGCGAAATCATTTAAATTAGCAAATATATTAAATAATCACGAACAATATGAATTGGAAATTGAATATATAGGTTCATCAGAAACAAAAGAAAATGGCGTAATATTAATAAATGATTATTATAATAAAATTTTAAAAGATATCAAAAATCCGGTTTTATTAAGTGGTAGTGTATCAAATCCATTATCATTAGTAGTAGACCCCGTAAAACCAACAGATACAGAAGTATCATCTGATTTTATGAAACAAAATTTAATAGATGTACCCGTATCATTTAAAGAAAAAAACTTTAAAACAGAAATAATCGGGAAAAATGTTAGAATAAAAGACACATTCTTTGAAGGGAATGAATTAAATAATGATTTAAAAGAATTATTAGATAAAAATCCAACATTATATGCAATTGTTACTGATTATCAAGATAATTTAGATGATTCAGGAAAACATGCATTATTACAAGTGAATGAACCAAATGAAGAAAGAAAATCATTAATTAAACGATTGGATGCTATGTTTCCTGATCATAATAAACCAGGATTTGATCCAAAATCATTGAAAGTCTTGAATAAGAAACCATACTTAACTATGATGAAAAAATTAGATAATTTAAATAAAGATAGTATTAAAATATATGTACCATTATTAGAAATATATGGTGATACTTTTGATATTGATGCATTAATATTACAATATTACGGAGAAGATGAAAAATCCGGTGGAGGAAAATCAACTGATGATAAAGAACTAATTTTTAGTGATGAAAAATTACAAATATTAACTGATAAATGCATTGAAATATTAAATGAACATATATCATATATATTAGAAATAATTCATAATACGAAATTAATATTATCAATATCTCAAAAAAATACTATATTAAAAAGATTTAAACAATTAACTGGAAGACACGAAGATAATTTACAAAATTATGTTCCACAACCCGTTACATTAAATTACGATAATTTATTATTAAATAATGATATAAATATTATAAAAGGATATGCCGTTACTGAAAAAGCAGATGGCATAAGATGTTTATTATTTATTACTGAATATACTGGTTATTTAATAACACAAAAAATGGATGTAATTTCGGCTGGTATTAAATTTCCAAATGTATCAGGTGAATGGTTATTAGATGGTGAGTTTATCACAAAAGATAAAGATAATAAAGATATTAAATTATATATGATATTTGATATATATTATAATAGTAATAATACACCACAACAGGCTTACATGTATCCATGGTTGAATAAAGATAAGAAACAAATATCAAGAAATAATATATTAAATGATTTTGATAAATTAATACAAGAAAATATATTAAGCGATATAGAATTTATAAGACTTGGTATTAAAGAATATAAATATGGTTCATTAACATTATCAGATCCTATTAAATATCCAGAAAAATATAAAACTGAATGTAAATTAATTTTCGACAAATGTAAAGAAATTCTACATCATGAAGAATTAGGCGCTTATGAATATAGAATTGATGGATTAATTTTATTACCTACATATTTAGGCGTCAAAGGTAATAAATTAAAAAAATCTATGAAACATATCGGTGGTTCATGGGAATATAATTTTAAATGGAAACCTGAAAAAGAAAATAGTATAGATTTTAAAATAATTACCGAAAAAGACGGGAAATCTAAAAAAGATAAAGTACATATATTACCTGATGATGATGGTAAATATAAAAAGGTAAATATAATAGTAAAATATGATGAAAGATATGATAAAAATTTAGATTTCTGTATGAAATTAATAAATGGTGATAAATTTTCATATGAAAAAACTAAACAATTTAGTCCACCTGATACATCTGGTGAAATAAGTTCAACGAATATCGCATTAACTGATAATAAAATGATATGTAAAGATGGTTCTGAAATAAAAGATGGTGATATAGTTGAAATGATTTATGATAAACCTGGAATAAATGGTATGATTTGGATACCTTTGAGAGTACGACATGATAAAATAGTACCCAATGCCATTGATACGGCAAATAATGTATGGAAGACTATTGTTAATCCTATTACAAATAATCTAATGACTGGTGATATGGAATATGATAATGAATTAATTATAGATGATGGTGAATCAGGTGATACGGGATATTATGTCTCTCAAAATAGAAGCGAACAATCTAATATATTAACGAAATTTCATAATTATATTAAAACTAGTTTAATTAATGGAGTATGTTCGTCATTTAATAAAAGAATACAATATTTAGATTTATCGTGCGGTAGGGGTGGTGATGTTGAAAGATATATAAATCCTGATAATAATATTAAATTTATATTGGGTTTAGATATTGAAGATGTTAATGAAGCATGTAGAAGATTCTTTATTAAACCTAAAAGACCAAAAGGTATATTCTTACAAAGCAATACTAGTTTAAATATTAAAAATAATGAATGTCATATGGGTGATGATCATACTAAATTAATGTTAAATATATTATATGGTGATACAACTATTAAACAATATAAAGATTTTAACGGATTAGCTAAACATGGTTTTGATGTAGTAAGTAGTCAATTTACATTACATTATTATTTAAAAGATTCTGATACATTTTATGGATTTTTGAAAAATGTATATGAAAATATTAATAAAGGAGGATATTTTATTGCCACATTTTACAATGGTAATAAATTATATGATATTCTCGAAGATAAAGAATCATTAGAATATACAGTAGAAGATGAATTAATATATAAAATTCAAAAGAAATATATTTCTGATAATTTTGAATATGATAAAGATGATACAAGTAATATGTTTGGAAATAGTATTAGTGTATATATGGATTCTATCGGAAAAGAATTTGAAGAATATCTAGTAAATTTAGATTTCTTAATTGATGCATTTAAAGAACATGGATTAGAATTAGTAACACCAAAACCTGATAAAAAATATGAAAATATATTCAAAAAAGAATGTTTAATGACAGATGGTATGGGTTCATTTGAAAATGTTATAAAACAAATACCCAATATATCAAAGAAAGATAAAATATATCAAGAACTATATAAAGAAGCAGATAATATGACAAAAGATAAACACTTACAAATATTAAGTGGATTGAATGTTTATGTGATGTTCAAGAAGAAATAATTTAGCTTTAAATTTTAAAATCCTATTAATTTAATTATTTTAAATAAATACATTCATTATTAATAGGAATACCGTATTTAACGCACCAATCATATGATAATTTAATTTGATCGTCAACTCTACTATTAATATTTTTTACATTAAATTTCAAGATATTTTTTATATAATTAATTTGATTTTGAACAAAAATATTATTATATTCATTAAATATGTCAATAAACTTTTCTGGTAATTCTATGAATAAATCATCAACATTATCATAATATTTATTTAATGCATCAATAATTTCTTTATTAAAACCTTTAAATCCTTTACAAACTATATATTTTTCAGAGTTGGATAATCTACTAATAGTTGGTTTATAAATATAAATTTCATCATATGATAAAAATAATAAATATATAAGTTGAATTGTTTTATGATAAAATAAATCAAAAACTTTAATTATAAAATTACCATTATTATTTTGTATATTTAATGCGATAAAAATTTCACAATATATTAATTTATATGAAGATAATTCTTGTTTGTTAAAATTATTAGAATAATCGAAACCACCATCGGATGTTATTAAATTACATTTATTTTTAATTTTATTAATAAAATTAATAGTTGTTCTTTTAATATAAATATCGCCGGTATTTTTTAATTTATTAATATTTAAGTCGTTAAGATTTAATAATTTATTACTCCAAAAAGGTATACGTTTATCATTAGATAAAAGTGTTATGCCAGATATATTAGTAGATTTAAGGTCTAATAAACAATTAATAAATCCACCAGGACCTTCAGCAATGCAAGCTATATTATTTAAATTATTAATATTATAATCTTTTAAAATTTCAGATAATTTAAAATATGATCGAGATATAGGGTTAATATTTGACATGTTATAAATTTTATTTGAAGATGTATAAATATATTCATAATCATTATTTAATTTTTTATATTTTTCCCATTTATTTAGATTTATATTATCAATTTTACATTTAGTATTATATAGATCAGTTAATAATTCATTATTAATACAAGGGTTATCTTTTGTATTAATAATATTTATAAAAAGCGGAGTCTCATTAAAACATAATTTAAATGATTTCATAAAATGATAATAGATTAATTTTTAAATATTAAAATACACATTCTTGTCCACAGTTAAAATTTTCATCAATTAACATGTATGATTCATTATGACCCGGTGGATTACTACCAATGACTTTATTTCCTTGTTTATTCGTAAATATATCACCACCATTAAATTCTTTTTCGTTATCGTAATTCCAAATCTTATAATTATAACCATCAATTTCACCGACCGTGTAATCTTTGACAGATTTTATTAATTCATCATCATATGATATATTACCAATAGAATCTAAAACTTTACTATTTTTATGCATTAATTGATTAGGAATTTTTTGTAATTTATTATTAAAATTACATTCTAGGGAATCACCATTTAATTGACAATTTTCAGGTAAAATTTTGTTTTTAAGATTAATATATTTATTATCATCATCGTATAAATAACCCGTATTAGTTAGTTCATTTACTATATTACTTGAAGCATAACCTGGATATTTTGTTAAATAATCATCATTAGAAGCTTTAATAAGAGTTTCTGATGCACTCCATTTTTTAGTTGGTGCTTGTATAGTAATTTTTCCAGGGTCAGCATCCATAGTATCTTCATGTACGCGGAAAGGATCAAAATAAATTTCTTTATTTTTATAAAAATCTAATCCATTGTTGCGGATAATGGGTATATCAGGATTATTGTTAATTAAGTTGTTATTATCACGGTTTAACGGATCATAACCTTTTGATAATGGGTAACTTATATTAGATAACATGGGATCAGGAAATTTATAATAGGGATCAGTATATTTAGCAGTATCTAGTTTATTTGTGATATGATTTTTAGCTTTATTTAAATTAGATAGAGCATCACTAAAATATTTATCATTAACTTTACGCAATACATCAGAAATACCACTTTTTTTTTCTATTAAATTCTTCAATATAATTAATAATACAAATGCCAATATGATTAATAAAATTATATTCATGTTATATTATATTATAATATAAAAAATTATTAATATTTATTAATTTATCCATTCTGTATTCTAATGTAATATAATCATTATATTTTTTTAAAGAAATTTTTATATCATTTATTATATTTTCATATAAAAAATATTCATTTTCTAAATTTATTTTAAAAAAATTAAACGGTTGTATTTCTGATAAATATAATTCTTGTATTAAATAATTATTATCATGATAACTAATATTTTTATCTATTGTTTTATAAAATTTAACATTTTTTTTATCAGAAATAATTTGAACATTATTAATCCAATATTCTTTTATATCACCTATTTTAGATAAATTATATTTATTTATTAATAAATCTAATTTATCTAAATTAATTTTATGATTGAAAAAATTATCATTAATTTTGTTGCAATAATAATATACGCGCATCAACCAAAAGTATTTTCAGATGAATATTCTATATATAAGAATCCATCATTATCTTTATATGTGTTATAAATTTCACTTAAAACAGATGCATTATTACATAAAGTATCATTAACGAAAAAGAATAATGCTTTTGAAGAATCTATTTTTATTCTTTTTCTAATTATATATAAAAATTGACATAAAGTCATATCACTAGGAACTAAAAATTTATTTTTATCGATATTATTTATATCTGATTTTTTACTTTTTTCAACTATAACTGGTAATCTGTTTGGATATTTTTCCAAAATTTTAGCGGATTCATGTATTCTTTCTGTTTCAGTTTTTTTTATTTTAAAGTCCGACATATAATATTTGATTTATTTTATTTTTAATTATTTAAAAAAAAAATTATTTATTAAAGTAAATGAAAACAATTGTAAGAATTAATACTGATAATTCGATGAATGATTTAAATATTAATATAGAAAATAAAAATATCGTTAATTTATTAAATAAAACATCAAATAATAAAGGTAATAATAATAATATTAGACAATTATATACATGGAATAACAACAATAATATTATAAAATTATACGGTTGGTATGAAGGTGAACACGGTAAAATTAATAAACATGAACTAATACCTAATGGAGCATCTAAATTTTTAGAAGAAGATTCATCAACTATATTATTGTATGGTGATATATTTTTATTATGTTATGGTGAAAATAATAGAATTAAAGATTACACTGTTAGTGATTATGCTGTTTTTACAGAAATAATTAATGAAGGATTTGATGATTGTGATTCGGATGAGTATTCAGAAGAAGATAACGATGAGGTAAATAGTGAAGGGTCTACTGATGAAGATTACGTATCAGGTGAAGACGAATCCATCGAACACGATTATGAAATCATATCTACTAGTGACAGTGAAGAATTAAATTATGATAACAATAATTATTAATATTTATAAATTTGATTATATTATATATAAATATACAATATTAAATGAACTCTAATATTAATGATAAACACCGTTGTAATTCTGTAACTAAATTAAATGAAATTATTGATGATATATCCATTACAAGAAACATAGAAAAAAATATATTTAATAATTTAATAAAATATTCAAAAGAGAATAATATAATTCTCTCATGGAGTAATAATATATTCATCAATTTATACTTTTCGAAAATAAGGTCACTATATTTAAATTTAAATCAATATTCATATATTAAAAACGATTATTTATTAAATAAAATAAAAAAGGGCGAAATAAAACCGGACGATATATCAAAATTATCCGTATATGATATATTTCCAGGTAATTGGAAAGAACTTTTAGACGCAAAAACAAAAAGAGATAAATTAAAATATGAATTAAAACCAGAAGCCATGACTGATCAATATAAATGTAGAAAATGTGGTAGTAGAAAATGTTCATATTATGAAATGCAAACTAGATCAGCGGATGAACCCATGACGCAATTCTTTACTTGTTTGGATTGTCAAAATAGATGGAAATTGTAGGCAATTAAGCCAAACCAATACCAAAATTATTATTAGTTTTTTTTACAACGCAGTTATCAGTATTACAATCTTGTTGTAAAGAAGGTTGAGGAATATCATAATATTCAGAACAGTCATACTTTTGTTTATAAGTATTATCAATGGAGTCAAATACTTTTTGTGATTGATTTATTAAATTATGAGTGTATTCCCAGCTGGATGCTTTATTTTTATTAAATAATTTAGAAATATTATTATTCATTTCACAATTAGGTTTCCAATTTGTAATAAAACGCCCATCAGACATTAATGCCGGACAATCTTTAAAGAAATTATCGCGAGCCGTTACATGTTGACTTTGTTCGCCACTAAAATTTACAACATTCGTTGACATTATATATATATATATATATAAATTATATTTTTTTTTTATTATATTAAATTAATTAAATGAACTTAAATAATTTAAATATGAATTATAAAATAATTTTGGGTGTTTCATCCGTTACATTATTGTCATTAATATATTATTATATTAGGAACTTATTTAAACCTCAAACAAATAAACTCGTTAAAGCCCAAGAACTTAGACACCCTGATGTCTTACCTGAACCGCCTGTTATTCGTTCAATGGATTTTACCGCCGCCTTGGGAAAATTAGATGATATAATTGCTAATTTTAGAATCCTTCATACAACATATTTAGAAAGAATATCTCAAAATTTATTTCCAACATATATATCCAAAAGAATTGTACATTATTCATCAATAGAAGACACCCAGCAGCTAAATTTAGGACGGTATAAAGTTAATTTAGCGCCTAACCATAATAAGATGAAATCTCCTATTAATATACGATTATTAAGTGCTCAAATACCATATGTTCCACATAATATATATGATGGTGATGATCATTCTACATATAGGAAAATTGGGTTAGAAGGGGGGCTGGACGGGTTTAGTATCCCCGAAGGTAAATATACTATTTATACATTAATAAATTATATAAATGGACGATGCGCCAAATTAAATTTTAGTATTAACCCCGTAACAAATTATATATCTATATTTAATACCTGCACGACGAAGTGTACATTGGGCTCACATGAATCCTATCCATTATTTAAAAGATTAGGTATCGGCGACTCCGCGTCAATCCCTAATGGATCACACATAACATGCAGTAGTCTACCAGATTTATCTATTCATTTTATTGATATAAAAGTACCAAAGTGGCCTGGACGTCAGACAGAGGTCGTATCAGATACTATAATAAAAAGAATACCATTAACGGGTGTAATGGGTGATTTGATATATTATGAACCTAATTATTCGGACTATGTTTCACAAGAATCGTTCAAAGAGACGGTATCAGGTATATCATCATTTGAAATACAATTTTTAAGACCGGATGGTACCTTTTATGATTTAAAAAATTTAAATTTCGACTTAAAGTTTGAAATAACAGAATTAATTAATCGTGAGGCCACGGAAAACTATAATACAGACACTACAGACACTACATGATATCAAAAAAGAATAATTGAAATAATCTAGAATCTTTTATATTATTACCAAAATATTCAGTTACTGCATGAATATTATGTGAATTAAATAAAACTAATCTATTATAAATATTACCAAAATTATCTACTTCTTCCCAAGGTATTTTATCTGTAAATAAATTATCTTTATTTTCTATTAATTCATGCCAATCATCTAATTCAAATATTTTAGTATCTTTTATTTTATGTTTTTTATGTCTTAGTAAACTGGTTCCACATTTAACAGGAGCATCTGGAGTTAAATATATTATACCTGCATAATTTTGTGAATCACAATGATATACTAATCTGGTTCCGTTAGGACACCATTGAAAACATCCATTTGTTGAATAATTCCAACCACCTTCTTTATTATTATCTTGTATTTTAACATTTAGTAAATATTCAAAATATTCTTTTGTTCCATTATATTTTTTACTTCCGGATTCACATCTAAACCCAACAGCTCCATGATTTTCTTCAGATTCATATTCTAATGATAAAGCATAGTTCCTAACTTCATCTACATTATTATAAAAATTATCTATTATTAATGCTGTTGGTATATTCTTATTAATAGATATGTCTGGTAAAATATTTAATTTCATTTTTTTAGAATATTTCCTTGGTCCATTATCAGTTAATCTACTTGAAAAAAAACAATTATTATCTTGATATAAATTATTTTCTGATAGTATACATACTATATCTGATTTTTTTGATTTTTTTGATAATATACTCAATAAACTTTGGTCATGTCTATGCTCAAAAAAATCTTCATTTTCACCATCAATAATATCATTTAATAATGAATGATTATCATATATAACAAAATATAACCAATTTTCAATAAATTCTCTACTATCTTTATTATTTTTAATAATTATACAACCTCCTTCAATATGATGTGAATTTAAAAACTCATCATCTTTTTCTAAATTAAAATATTTAAGAACTTTTTTTTTCTGAAATCTTCTCTCAATATGATCTGTATTAGCAAATGTTATTATAGATTTATTTTTTAAAATATCTAAATACCTATTTTTTTCTTCTTCATTATTTATAATACTTGATCCACAATCTAAATATACTAAAATATCATTATCATTTAATGCTTCTAATTTTCTAAGAATGATATATGGTTTCCATAACCAATAACCAAAACCCTTTTTATGTCTGAATATATTTGGGTATTTATTTATAAAATCACTTATTGTTTCTGGTGATTCTATATAAATATTATCAAACCAATTTGTTTGTAAAGCTTCATTTTTTAATCTTTCTTTTTGATTTTTGAATAATTCATTCCCAAAAAATATTAAATTTAATTTTGGAACAGTTTCTAATATATAATTATCTAGTAAATTATTTTCTGAGTTATGAGAATATGTAAATAAAAAATCTGCTTTCCATATATGTTCTACATTATAACCTATATCTAATAATAATTTATATTTATTTTTAACAAAATCTAAATCTCCCTCTATTAATGGTTCAAAACTTTTATAACATTCTAATATTATTATTGGTTTATATTTATTTATAGTATTTATACTACCATTTATTATATTTTCTTCATAACCTTCAACATCTATTTTTATATAATCTAATTTATCTAAATTTAAAGAATCAATTGTTACTATTTCTATTTCTTCACCAATTTTATTATTATTTTTACTATATAAATTATTAGTTAAACCTATACCACCAGAACCTTCATCTGATATCCAATTAATATTTTCTGTTTTACATATTTCACCTAATCCTTTATTAAATAATTCATAATTATTATTACAATTATTTTCCATATTATACTTTAATAAATTGAAAGTATTGATGACTGGTTCAAAACAATATACTTTTTTGCATACTTTTGATAATTTTATTGCTAATGTTCCAATATGAGAACCAGCTTCTATACAAATACTATCTTTTGTCAGATATTTATCAATAATATCGTGTTGGTGTTCCTCCCATCTAAAACCTCTTCTTATACAATCACAAACATTGCATTTTTTATATAATTTAAAACTTACATTTTCATTGTTATGATAATTATTTATTTCATAAATATTTTCATCTATTTCAAAAACTTTATTATTTAAATCATTTGTTAACATATAATCTTCACCATTAATATATTCAACCTCTTCATAAATAAAATTATTATATATTGATTCATCTATTAAATCTGGATGAATCCACCAATCTTCAAATGGATTATTATTTTTATCTGGTGATATATTACCTACTATTAATTTATATCCCTTACTATTTAAATAATTCCTTGATTTTTGTCTATGTGATTTTGTTTTATCATTATAATAATCGTGCTCATAAGTAATGACTCCAAATTTTATTTTATCAAATGGTATTTTTAATAATATTGAATAAGTTATATTTGGTGGATCACAATCTAATTGCAAATAATCTATTATATCCCCATATTTATTTAATAAAGTTTCATAATTACATTCTAATGCATTTACATTTAAACATTCATTATTTCTTTTTTCTATAAAACAATTACAAGAATTTTTATTGATATCAATAGATATACCAGACCAATTAAAATCTTTTTCTAATAAATAAGTATTATTACCATAAATTGGATCACCTGAACCTATTTCAAGATATTTGCCTTCTTTTTTCCCATTATACATTGATAATACAAACATATCTTGATAAATTTGTGAATAATTAGTTTTTATTTTTTCAGAGTTTACAAATTTATATTTGAGTTTATTATATTTTTCTTTTTTATATTGAATCGGTATATGATATGGTCCTGGAAAATGTTTTAAATTATTTTCTATAATATTTTTATAATATTCATTTATTGAATAATTATTTAATAAATCAAAATATATTTGTTTAGATTCATTTAATTTCCCTTTATTATATCCTGTATATGCTTTTTGAAATAATAATTGATATTTATCGAAATATCCTATATCTTTTAATAATGATTTATGATTATTATCTATATTAGATAAACCAATACAAGCATACATATATGATTCTAACCATTTTTCACGAAAACTAAAATATAAACTCATTATATAATTAGCTTCTGGTCTTAAAGGATTAACAGATATTGCATGTTGTATACAAGATAATTCTTTACAACATCTATTATCTTGATTTGATAAACATTTGGACATTCTTAATAAACTTTCATATGCTAAATCATTATTTTTTGTAAATTCCGCACATCTTAAATAAAATGAATATGCTCCTGCATATTGTTTTTTATCTTCATAATTAAATGCTAAATTTAAATTATTCATATCATTATATGGTTCATTTATAAAATTATTTATAAGATCATTATTTTTATTAATTATTAAATTTTTATTAAAATTTTTATTAAAATTTTTATTAAAATTTTTTATTAGTTTTAATAAATTATCTTTATTAACTTTAACTATATAAGAACAATTATCTTGAAAACCGAAAGAAATAAATATATTATTTTCATGTAAAGCTAAACCTATACAAAATTCTACTTTTGATGTCATAAAATTAAACTGTTCTGAAATATAATGAATAGACAAATCATTATTAAATAGAATAAAACGATGGTAATAAGCTGCTTCTTTATGACCATTATAATTTTCTAAGGTAAAGTTAACTTCATGTGTTATACATAAATATAAATCATCATTAATTCTAACTAATGGTGAACCTCCTCTAATATCAAATGGTAGATCATATTTTTTTTCTGATAATATTAGAGTTTCTGAAATATTTTCATTTAAATTTACCTTTACAATTTCCACAGGATTTGTCCATTTTACAAAATGATAAGGTTTATCTAAAATTGGCATCCAATTTTTTTCACAATAAGAATTAATATCAGGAACTTCTATTCTATTTCTATTTATTTCGACAACTTGTTCATCATATATTTCTATTTCAGAAAATTCCATTCTTCCTTGTCCATTTGTAGTTGTATCTCTTCTAACACCTATCATAAATTTTTTATTATCCCATATTACAAAACGAGCATCTTCCAGTCCTATAAAGGTCCAAATAGGTTTCTTATCTAATTTACTAGTGTCTACTAAAATTTCCTTTTTTATTTCTAAAGATTCTAAATCAATTTCACAATAATAATTAAAACTTTTTAATTCATTTTTATCATCTCTATGGTAATAGGATATATGACCTTGTTGAAAACTCTGAAAATTTTGTTCTCCCTCAGAACAATGTAGAGTATATTCTACATTTCTTAAAATACAATACAATGTATCATTTTCTACAAATAAAGATGGATTACATAATCCTGTTCCATTTGTTAAATCACTTGAAATAATTAATGGTTTAATAGTCCCACCATAATCATTAATTATTGTTTTTACAAGATTATCATACATTTAATTAATTACACTAAAAAAAAAAATTAATGAAACGTATTAAAACTAAATACACATCTACTACTGATGAATTATAAGTTATATGAAAATCATTAATTATGAGTGATTTTGTTTTATTTTTTTTTTAAATATATATATATCTTATGAGTAATATATTATTGGTAAACGATAATGTTAAAGATTATAATATAATTATAAACGCGTGTAATGATAATACATATGCTATTACGTATAATAAACTAACGGATACGTATGCTACTATATTTACAAAATATGAAAAAATAGTTGCCGAAAATAATATACAGGTTTTGAACCATTTAGTATTAGTATCNCACGGAAGTAATAATCCGGAATTCACTTTTCTAGAAAAAGAAAATAAAATGTTAATTTCACAATATTTTGAGGACCTATCCGTCAATCCTCCGGATTATCACAAATATATAGTAGATCTATCTCTTAATTTAACACATGAAGAATTAGATAGTAAAGAATCTTATACATACGATGAGGTTATTTCTATTTTCAAAGATGTATCTTGTGACATATTGGAAACATTTTACGATATATCAAATAAAGATGATACGTATGCCCCACAAGTAATTCAAAATATGATTGAAAGAACCTTTAATATAGTGACATTTGAGACAGAAAACATAGAAAATGAAACAGATTTATCCGAAATGGCCTTAACGGATCCTGAAGATATTTTGTCTTTAGTGAATTCTGAGGGTATTTCGTCTGATTCACCTTTGAATTCAATTAATAAATTCATTATAAATAACTTAGATACATGGACGAATTTCAAAGAGTTTATTAAAAAATTTAATATTCAAATATCCTTGGATTTTTTAGGATGTGCTCTTTTACAATCGGCTGATTGGAAATATGTATTAGAAACGTTGGAAACAGAACAACATCTACATTTAACTATTAGGGCATCAGATGATGCCACAGGCAACCTTAAAGTTGGTGCGGATTGGGTATTAGAATCAGATAATGTTAATATCAAAGAATTATATTTTAATGGTGAATCAATAGAAAAATGGAATTATACATTGACTCCTACGTTTTTCCTCCCCAACGGTTCCACACCTCAAACAGGAACAATCCAAACTTTCACCGTACCAACGACAGGTGATTATGAAATAGAAGCGATTGGTGCAACTGGCGGTTCTTCTACACTTACGCCCAACGCTTGGGGCAACTTAGGTTTGGGTGCTGTGATGAAAGGAACATTTCCGTTACAGCAGGGAAATCAATTAAAAATAATGGTAGGTAAACAAGGATTTTCAGGTGGCTTGTCGAATCCCGTACACTTGGCATCGGCCGGAGGTGGGGG